AGGGGCCAACAAAAAACCCCCCACCTTTCGGTGAGGGGTTTTCTGCTGTTGGGTTATACGCCTTCTCTGTACTCCGTGTTACAAGCCTCTTCCCACTTGTCGTGATCGAAGCGCTCATTATCTGCGGCGAACAAGTTGCCTAGACTTATCACCATGTGCCTCCACTCGTTGCTAGGCATAACGTGGCGCGTGCTGGTGCTAATCACCCTCGCTATTGCTTGATAGTGTTTCCGGTGCATTTGTTTCTCCTTAGGTTGAGAGTGGGGGACCGTAGTCCCCCACTCAGTTAGTTGCTAGTTACTTTCGCAATCGTGGCCGTAATAAAACTCAGCCGCATCTTGCTCGTCATACATATCGAATACGCGGTTACATTCAACGCACACTTGGTGCATTTCTTGAACTACCAATTTCAGTAGCTCATCGATGGCCGCGTTCTTGCTTACTAGCTTGCCCATAGTTGATTCTCCTAATGGTTGAGTGTGTAAGTGCCTGTCACTGTGGAGTTATCAACTTGCCTGCTGCTGCCGCTGATGCCTACTGTGGTCACCCGCTGCCAGTGATACCAATTTACCGTACCTACCGAAACCATGTTGTATCGGCACAAACGTTCTTCCATTTGATGCATGATCTGTGTCTTGGGTTGACCGAGCTTGTGGACGCTAACTGTTTAGTACGCTATGCATAATGGGTTGTTTTGTTGTTATGATTGTTGGCATGGTTGACGACAGAGCGATGCGTTTTAGACAGCAAGCTGCTGCCCCTGCGCCTAGGCCCGCTCCTAAGCCTGCTATTCGTCAGCCCAGGCCTACACCTAAGCCAGTAGTTCCGGAGCCGACACCTACTAATCCTTTAAAGGGTATGGTTAACAACTATTTGCGCACAGCGCCAGCGGTGTACTCAGAAGCAGCTGCTAATAACATTTTTAACCCGTTTCCTTCCGTTCATCAAGCGGTTAATCAGGGTAGGTTGCCTACTCGTGGCGAGGTTGGGTTGGATGCAGGGTTTTTGGCAGCAGGTGCGATCCCTTTTGGCAAGATTGGTACCACAGCATCGAGGTTAGGGGCTATAGGCCGTCGTGTTGCTCCCGCGGGTGGGCCAGAAGCTGTTTCAGAATTTTTGGGTGGTCCTATATCGGGTTACAAATCAACATTAAATAAAGATATTCTTCAGCAAACTTTGAATAGTGGCGAACAGATTATTCCGCGTGGCAGAGAATTAGTACGTATGCCTAGCTCGGGGCAGGTAGCACCTAAGTACGGATCTCAAAGCGTGCCTTTGCCCCGTGAGGTAGGGGCTGACTATATAGCTGGTCGCCCGCAATCGTTTGGGCAAGCAGCTGATTTGCAGAGAATGGGTGCCATTATGCGTGGTCTAGACCCTGACACCGGAGGAAACATTTGGAGGGCCCCTGGGTTAATGTCAATCACGGCGATGGAAGATTTGCCTGGATTAATAGATTTGCCTGCTTTCTTAGCTAAGTACAGCGATGAAATTGCTGCTAGCCCTAGGAAACCTCTTGAAAGCGACTTTTTGAACGAGGGGTTGTTAAGTCCTGACGTGCGTTTGCAGTTGCGTGATTTCAATCCCGGAGATATTGACCGTTTTCCCTTAAGCGCACCTACGGGTAGAGGGCAGCTTAATTTTCCTACGTGGTACTTTGACGCATACGCACGTTAGGTACCCACGCTAAACCTGTGCTACGCTATCTGTCATAGATAGGAGTGGTTATGGATAAGAATCCGTATGTGCGTCTTCGTGAGCTGTGTGGTGCATCCCAGAAAGGGTTTGCTACTAAACATGGTTTTGGGAAGATGACAATGGTGTATTTGGAGGCGGGGATGTATACCCGTGTTTCCGACAGACAGAGTATTGCTCTAGGACGGGAGTGTAATGAAAAAGGTGTCGATGCGCGCGAAGTTTTACGTACCGATTACAACGCGGATAGTCTTAATGAGGCGTATCTGGATTGGCGGAGCGCGGACCGTAGGATCAAAGCGCCAACCATTTTGGAAAAGGCTTCACCACCTTTTGGGGGCGACGTTGAGACATCTCCTGTAGCCCAGTTCGTTAAAGACACGACTGGGAGCCTGCAAGGGTTCTGCAAACTACTAAAAATCCCTAGTATCACGATGACACGCTATATTAGGGGTGAGACAGTAACAGTGCCTGTCGCGTTAGTGTCAGCGTTGGAAGACGTTGGTTACCCGCACACGGCAGCGTTAATTAATGCCCAAGCAAACTGGTTCAGCTAGAAAGGACGCAACATGTTAGTTGGCAAGAAGAAGAAGATACTAAAACTGGCACAACAGTACGCTAGCATGCGGGAGTTGGGTTGGGAAACTTACTACCGTGAAATGAGCGGGCTTCTGAAGTAATGCCTGTCTACGTTTTTCGATGTGCCGAGTGCCGGTCCCAGGAGGATCGGCACTTAGGTTTTGACCACCCAGTTGTGGATCCGTGTAAGTGTGGCGGGAAGATGACTAAAGTTTTCCAACTGTCCGGTGTACGCTTTAAAGGGACCGGATTCTACCGAAACGACAGCCAACCAAACAAACCGGCCAAGGAAGACTAATGGACGAATTTGAACAGTTCGAGGGCGGTGTCGCCGTCCACCTACCCGACGGGTCAACCCGCAACATTGCCACACCAGACGGTTTCACCGACACCGCGTTTCGCGGGACGCTCGCAGCGTTCCACACAGCCTACCTACGCAACGGTGTGATCCCTTCTGTCGGGGATGTGCATGAGCTGTGGCCGAAGCTGCCGAAGAAAACAATAAGCGGCGTAATGAGTACGCTAGAATTTCGAGAGGCTATACAACACAGAGGAATCCAATGGGACGCCAAAGACGGCCTCTCCATGGAACAACAAACCGTACTCCTTAAACTATCCGACCCATTCGACAGACGCGGCCTCGCATCCAAACTCAAAGACCTTACCGTCCCCATGGCACGATTCCAAGCCTGGCTCAAACAACCCCTCTTCAACAACCTCTACAACCAACACACCAAAGCCAACTACGAAGAAGCACTCCCAGCGATCCGACAAAGACTCATCGGAAACGCAGAAGCCGGAGACCAACGAGCCATCGAACTCGTATTCGCCATGACCGGAGAATGGAACCCCAACCAACAACACCTCGAAGACGCCCGCACTATTGTTTTGAAAGTAGTAGAGGCTATAATAAAACATGTCAAGGACGTGAAGACGCGAGAAGCAATCCTATCGGACGTTTCAATGTATGCTGGTACTCTGGCGAGTATGAACCAGCAAAAGACCTTGGAGTAATACATGGCAACCAACACCACCAAACTCGGGCTAATCAAGCCGGATCTTACCGACGTTGTTGACGTAGGCAACCTCAACGACAACGCAGACGATATTGACGCTGCTGTCGGGTTTACTCTTTGTACTTCGGCAACCCGCCCGGCTACGCCCTGGGCTGGGCAAACAATTTTTGAGACGGATACGACAAGTAGTTTTGTGTGGGATGGTTCCGCATGGCAATCTGCTGGCGGCGGTTCGGGTTCGATTACTGTTTCCGCTACAGCACCTGTGAGTCCTCCTCCAGCTAACGGGGATTTGTGGTGGGATTCTGATAACGGAAACATGTACATCTATTACGATGATGGAGATAGCCAGCAGTGGGTTGCGGCTAATGGTCCTCAAGTGTTTGTTGGTGCTGCGGCTCCTGCCGGGTATCAGGGTCAGATGTGGTTTGATTCGTCTACTGGCAAAATGTATGTTTTTTATGATGATGGGACTTCTTCGCAGTGGGTTTCTGCTATTGGTGGTTCTTTGGCGGGGAGTGTGTTGCAGGTTGTGTCTACAACTAAGACAGACACGTTTTCGACTACTAGCGGGACTTATGCCCAAGTGACTGACTTGGTTGTGAATATAACACCTAGCTCAACAAGCAGTAAATTTTTGGTTATGGCCTCAGTGCCTAACTCCAGCGCTGGTGGCAGTTCGGGACAGCAGGCGATGCTGGCTGTTTATCGAGATTCTACTAATTTAATTGTTCCTGATTCTCCAGGTAGTCGCGCCCCCGCTTATGGCACTTTTGTGCGATTCGGAGATGTGGAACTCGAACCAGGTAGCTTTACTATTTTAGATTCTCCAGCTACGACTTCCACGCTTTCTTATTCGGTTTATTTTAAGTCCGGTGGTAGCACCGCTTACATTAATAGAAGCTCGGCAGATACTAATTCAAGCTCTTACCCTAGAGGTGTTGCGACTATTACAGTTATGGAGGTTGCAGGCTAATGGATATTACACAAGTACTCACCCGCCGCTACGCAGGCGCAGAATGGACCCTCAACGGAGACAACTACACCGGACTCACCTGGCTATCTGACACACCCAAACCTAAGAAGGCAGAACTAGAAGCACTGTGGGATGACGTACAAGCAGAAATCGCTGACGAAGCACAAGCCAAGATCGATGCTAAAGCTTCTGCGGTGGCTAAGTTGCAGGCTTTGGGTTTGACGGTTGATGAGGTGCAGGTTGCTTTTGGGTTGGGGGCGTAATGACTGATATTGATTTTCCTGATAGTCCTACTGATGGGCAGTCTTTTGGTGCGTGGGCGTGGACGGCTGCCCGGTCTGTGTGGGATTGGAATGTTGTTGAGCTAATAAATATCCAGTACTTGGTTATTGCTGGCGGTGCTGGTGGTTCGTCAGGTGGTGGGGGTGCCGGTGGTTATCGTTCTAATGTTTCCGGTGAGTCGAGTGGTGGTGGCGCTTCCGCTGAGCCAGCCCTGAGTTTGCCTGTTGGCACTTACACGGTCACGATTGGCGCTGGTGGTGTTGGCGGCTCTGCAGATGTCGCTGGTGGGATTGTTGCCACGAGTGGTTCTTCGAGTCAATGTTCGGTGACTTCCATTGGTGGTGGTATCGGCTCAAGGGCTGGGGGTGGACCTTTCGCTGGGGTAGGTGGTTCTGGTGGTGGCGCTGCGGCTTCAACGAGTAACGAAAGCGGTGCGGCTGGTACAAGCGGTCAAGGTTACGCTGGTGGTGCGGCAAATGTTAACGGTGCGCCTTATTCGACTGGTGGTGGTGGTGGTGCTGGCGCTGTTGGTGAAACGCCAGTCACGGCTAAAGGCGGTAACGGTGGCGCTGGTGTCACTTCGTCCATTACGGGTTCGGCTGTAGGTCGCGCTGGCGGTGGTGGCGGTGGTGGTTATGTCAGCCCCGCTGTTGGTGGTACGGCTAGTGACGGTGGTGGGGGTGGTGGCACGGGGAATGGTACCGCTGGAACTGTTAACACTGGCGGTGGTGGCGGTGGTGGGCGTAGCGGTAATACAGGCGGTGCTGGCGGTTCCGGTGTTGTCATACTCAAATATCCAGTCGCACGCAGCATTACGGCTGGTGTTGGTCTAACATCATCAACCACTACATCGGGTGACTTCAAAATAACCACGTTCACTGCTGGTACAGACACCATAACTTTCGCATAGGAGACATAACATGCCATTAGATTTTCCTGCTGCCCCCACTGATGGGGATATTTATAACCGGTATAAGTGGAATTCTACTGATACGGTATGGAATTTGAATTTGCCTGAGTATGTTCCGGTTTATTCTTTTGAGTATTTGGTTGTTGCTGGCGGTGGCGGGGGCTTGGGGTTTAGCCGTACTGACCGTGGTGCGGGTGGCGGCGGTGCAGGTGGCTACCGTTCAAGTGTCACTGGCGAGTCGTCTGGTGGTGGCGCTTCGGCTGAAACCGCATTGAGTTTATCGGCTGGTACTTATACGGTTACGGTTGGTGCTGGTGGTGCGGGCACTAGCGGTACTGGAGCTTCGGGGGTCAACGGCGCTGACAGTGTTTTTGGTTCTGTAACCTCTTTGGGTGGCGGTGCCTCAGAGTATCCGGACGGGCTGTCAGGTGGGTCAGGTGGTGGTGCAAACCACGCAGGCTCGGGCGGGGCAGGAACTTCGGGGCAGGGTTACGGTGCCGGTGACGGTTACGCCTCAGTTCCCTACAACGGGACGGGTGGTGGTGGTGCGGGTGCCGCATCAGCTAACGCAACATCCTCAACGGCAACGGATGGTGGTGTTGGCGTTCAATCTTCTATCACGGGCTCGGCAACGTATCGCGCTGGTGGCGGTGGCGGTTACGGCGGTTCGGGTGTTGCGTATGGTGGGCTTGGCGGTGGCGCGGATTCGTCTGCTTCTGCGGCCAACGACGGAACGGTAAACACGGGCGGCGGTGGCGGGGCTTCTGGCGGCTCGGCTGGTGGTGCTGGCGGTTCAGGTGTTGTCATCCTCAAATACCCTGCAGCAGCATCTCTCGACATTGGTGCAGGCTTAACCTCATCCACAACAACTTCCGGCGCATACAAAATAACCACATTCACCGCCGGTACCGATACAATTACAGTGATTTAGGAGAAACACAATGGCACACTACGCCTTCATTAACAGCAACAACATAGTCACCCAGGTAATTGTCGGACGCGACGAAGACGAAATCGTTGACGGTATTACCGACTGGGAAACCTACTACGGTGAAAAAGTAGGCGAACGTTGCCTACGCACCTCATACAACACAGCAGGCAACCAACACACCAGTGGTGGAACACCCTACCGTGGAAACTATGCAGGTATCGGCTTCAAATACGACGAAGAAAACGATGTATTCGTAGCCCCACAACCATTCCCCTCATGGACCCTCAACGACTCCTACCTATGGGAAGCACCTGTCGCCTACCCAGAAGACGGTGAACAATACGTTTGGAACGAAAACCGTAAAGAGTGGGAAGCAGTTGTAATCGATGAAACTCTCTAACCCAGCCCCAAACCGCTTCATCACCTCACCCTACGGGCCAAGACGACACCCCATCACAGGACAACTCGCCAAAATGCACCACGGTGTCGACTTCGGTGGAACCTTTGATGTACTAGCCGCGGGCGACGGAATCGTTCACCACATCGGTTGGTCACCCCGAGGTGGCGGTCACGTTGTCATCATCAAACACGCACCCACCGTATACACCGTGTACTACCACGGCAAAGAACGCACCCTATACAACAAAAATGACCGTATTCGCCAAGGCGACAAAATATATCTATCTGGAGACACAGGTGCCTCCAACGGAAACCACTTACATTTCGAGCTAAGAAAATCACCAAAATGGGGCGACACTCAAGATCCCATGGCTTTTATCGGGCGTGAAGTAAGTGTCACACCTAAACCTGGGCCATTAAAAGTTGATGGTCGTATGGGTAAAAACACGTGGGCTGTGTGGCAGGAAGCGTTGAAACGTGACTGGGGTTACGAAGGCATTGTTGACGGTAAACCCGGTAAATTAACTTATCTTGCTATTCAACGATCTGTAAACGCAGCGTTGGATGGTATTATTGGTCCTCAGACGCGGAAACGTGTACAGAAGCGTTTGAAGGATAACAACTTTTATCTTGGCCCGTTGGACGGTGTTTGGGGTAAAGGAACATACACGGCTCTGCAAAGAGCTTTGAATCAGAACAATTACTAGGAGTTATTATGGTTGATTATTTAAAGTATTCGTTAGAACGTGCAGTGAAGACCATTGCTCAGACCGCTGTGTCGGTTCTTTTGGCTTCCGAGGTGGCTGGTCTTATTGAGGTTTCGTGGCTTGATTTGGCTTCAGTGTCTGGTCTTGCTGGTGTTATTTCTTTGTTGACTTCGATTGCTAACTATAAGAAAGCTGCGGACGGTAAATAACTCGTCTAATGAAAAAGCCCCCATTTAGGGGGCTTTTTCTATTGGCAGCTATCGCAAAGTAATGCTTCTGCTGGATCCATCGGACACGCATAGCCGTCGATTACATCAATTTCGCTCATATTTTTCCTTTTATACGCTAAGCTATCCCTGACGAAAAGGACGCTTTCATGAAGATACTTTTATTAGACCTTGAAACATCACCAAACATGGCTTATGTGTGGGGTCTATGGAATCAAAACATTTCTATAGGTCAAATGATTAGTTCCACTGAAGTTATCTGTTTTGGTGCTCGTTGGTACGGGCAACGTAAAGTACACTTTAGCTCAGTTCACCATGATGGCAAAACTGACATGCTTAAAGCTATACATGAGCTTTTAGATGAGGCTGATGCGGTGGTTGGTTGGAACAGTGCGGGCTTTGATGTGAAGCATTTGTACCGTGAATTTATTGAAAATGACATGCTTCCGCCGTCTCCGCATAAGGAGATTGATTTGATGCGTGTCGCTAAGCAGCGGTTTCGTTTTCCTTCTAACAAGTTGGATTATGTTGCCCAAAAGTTGGGTATGGGTGCGAAGGTTAAGCACAGCGGGTTTGAGCTGTGGATTAAATGTCTTGCGGGTGAGGATAAAGCTTGGCGTGAGATGAAGAAATACCAGATTCAGGATGTGAACCTTCTTGTCGGCTTGTACGAAAAGTTTTTGCCTTGGGTTAAGAATCACCCAAACCGGGCCATTATTGATGGTAAACCTGAGGGGTGTGTCGCTTGCGGTTCTGAGCATTTACAGTCGAGGGGTACAGAGACGACAGGTTCGGGTATGTTCCGTAGGTTCCAGTGTCAAGATTGTGGCAAATGGCAGCGTGGTTCTAAAAGTGAGGCTACTAGTACAATGAGAGCTATTTAGGAGATAACTATGGCTATGTTGTCGGAGAATGAGTCTGGATCTTTTGGGGCTGACGAGAACCCGAAACCTCCTGCCCAAGCTGTGGAGGATTTTCATACAAATAGTGATGTGGATGCTCGTGCAGAGGCGCAGCATCACACTTTGGGTCCTAACCCTAACCAGGCTTCTCCCGGCGATCATACGCATGATGGTGGTGACTCTGCTTTTATTCTTGAAGGGGAGGTTATTAGTGGTTCTAGGGCTTCGGATGCGTGGCGTTTGTCGGTTAATGCTATTCTTGTTCGTCTTGGGGCCACGGATAACTCTACGGCCTGATGCCCGCTAAACAACGACAGCCTTCAGCGGCGGAGCTTTTGCAGCTTGCCGTTGCTGAGCTTGACCAGAGTATTCATCAGCCGAATATCCTTAATTATGGGGAGAAGGATTATCCGGAGCAGTTGCGGTTTCATAAATCTAATCAAAGAGGGCGTTTTATTTCTGGAGGTAACCGTGGAGGAAAAACCGACGCTGAAGTCGTTGAGTCTGTATGGTGGGCTACAAATAGCCATCCATTTCTTAAACGCCCACCTTCATGGGGGTCTGGACCTATCCAGCTTAGGTTTGTTGTTGTAGACGTTGCTAAGGGTATTGAGCAGATTATTTTGCCTAAAATGAAGAGGTGGATACCACGCTCATATCTGAAGGATGGTGATTGGTCTAAGAGTTGGGATGCAACCAACTACATTCTGACGTTCGATAACGGGTCAACGATTGATTTTGTTACCTGGGGTATGGACATGATGAAATTGGGTGGGGTTCCTCGTCACGGGATTTTCTTTGATGAGGAGCCTCCTCAGAACATTTTTAATGAGTCGATGATGCGTCTGATTGACTACAACGGTTTTTGGGTGATTGCGGCTACCCCAACTAAGGGTATGGGTTGGACGTTTGATTTGTTGTGGGAGCCTGCTCAGGAGGGCAAGGTTGATTGGATTGACACGTTTACCCTGTCGGCTGAGCAAAACCCGTACATTCAGGCGGATTCGGCTGACATGGATTTTTATATGGTGGGCATGAATAAGGAAGAGAGGGATATTCGTGAAAAAGGTAGCTTTGTTGCTCGCAGTGGTTTGGTGTTTCCTGATTTTAATCAAAATCTTGAACAGTATCTTGTAGATTTTGGTCCGGGGGACATCCCGAAAGGTTGGGCTATTTATGCATCTGTCGATCATGGGTTGAATAACCCTACGGCGTGGTTGTGGCATGCAGTGTCACCTAGTGGGGATATTGTGACTTTTGCGGAGCATTACCAGTCAAACATGATTGTGTCGGAGCATGCGCAGCTTGTGAAGCAACGGGAGTTGTCCTGGGGCCGTAAACCTGACTCTATAGAGCGTATGGGCGACCCTGCGATGCGACAACGGTCTGGGATAACCGGAACATCCATTATTCAGGAATATGCCCTCCACGGGGTGTACGTGAACGTTGAGGGCATACCCCACGATGTGATGGTTGGTATTGAAAAAATGCAAGCCTATTTCAGATTGCGTGACGACACCCGTTGGGGCAAAAATCGGCCTAAGTGGGTTATTTCTCGTAACTGCGCCAACTTTATTCGTGAGATGAAGAAACTACGTTGGGGTTCTTACAGTTCCGACAAGATGGCATATGAGATGAATAAGCAAGAAGTTGTCCACAAAAAAGACGACCACGCTTTCGACAGTGCCCGCTATTTTGCTACAACTCGACCAGATTTGAAACCTTTTGTTGAGGCAAAAGGTGACGAAGACCCTCCGACTACGCTAAGATACGAGGACTTGCTTTTAAAAATGCGAGAAGACCCCAACGTCGAATTCGCAGAAGACAAAGCAGACAGTAACGGAACTACCGTTATTGCAGGATATGGAGATTACTACTAATGAGCAGATTCTTCCTGACCGACGCCCCCGCACTACAGCCAGGCGTCTGCTGGATCACTAAAACAGGTAAAGGACCATTCGTAGACACAGGAATTGACCTGTCTAAGAATGTTGTAGACCGTGGACGCATGTATCTGTCGGTAGACGTAATTAGAGAAATGGCTCAGTTGGCTGGGCTATTTGACGAAAAGACACCCGTTTCTGTTGAACTACACGAAAAAGAAATATACGACAGAGGCTACAACGACGCAATTAAGGAGATTAACTCGGATGCTATCAACCATTTTGTTAGCCACGTTAGTAGGAACACTGTTGGCGCTGCTGGTGTTGCAGCACTGGTGGAACCAGCAAGCACTCACACAGCTGCTGGAGCAGCAATCGCAGGTGTTGAAGACGCAACAGCAGGAACACCAGAAGTCGATAAAGACATTGACGGAGTTGAACGCAAAAGCGCAAGCACTGGTGGCGTCAAGCGACCCGCTAGTGTATCAACAAATTCAAGCGATGAATCAAACTTTAGATTATAGTGGTTACCAGGACTATGACCCTTCCGACGAGGCTGAATCTGAGAGAATTGCCACTAGGAACCCCAACCTTGCAGCAGGAGACGATTTAGATGGCCGAGATGCCCGACAGTTATTCGCAGAACTCACCGGGGTTGACCCAGAATTCTACGGTAATTAAATTACCTGAAGACGGGTTAAACATTGAGAAATATCGTGAAAGCGAGGAAGCACGCAAGCTAGTTGCTTGGGTACAGTCTGAATGGACCAAAGCTAAAACTGCTCGTAGTCAAAAGCAGTTGCAGTGGTTCCATAACATGTCAATGTTTTACGGGCATCACTGGGTTGAGCAGACTCGTGGTAACTTCCCTGAAGATTATCGAGACAAACTGTTTACGCCCCGTAAACCGTATTATCACCAACGCAAAACCATTAACCGTATTCGGTCTTATGTGCGGTGGGAAATGTCGAAAATGCTTTCGTCGTTCCCCACCGCTCAGGCCATCCCCGCTTCCAGTGAGGACCAGGACCAACGAGCTGCTTTTGCTGCGGAACAAGCATGGACTTCAATTAGTGATGCTAAAAAGTTGCGTCAGCATCTGTCGCGTACTACCTGGTGGACGATTGTTACCGGCAACGGGTTTCTTAAAACCCATTGGGATGATACTTGTGTTGATAAAGTCTCTGGACAAAAAGGTGACATCAAATATGGTCACGTGACACCTTTTCACCTTTTCGTTCCCGACATCCGCGAACAGGACATTGAAGATCAGCCGTTTGTTATTAACGCTTACACGAAACCTGTCGCATGGGCGCAGTATTACTTTGCTAAAGAACTTGGTGATATTGAGTTGACTCCCAGTGTTTCAAGCGCCAACCAGATTCTTGACGAAGCTTACCTAAACTTGGGGCACAGTAAAGCGCCGGACAGCGTTATTGTGTACGAAACTTGGGTTAAACCAGGTGCTACCAAAATGATGCCGCAGGGTGGTGTCATTATTAGCATTGATGACATTCTTATCAACGTGTACCGTGACGGATTCCCTTACGGTCACGGAATGTACCCCTTCACCAAGTTTGAGCACATCCCCACCGCCACGTTCTACGCGGATAGCCCCATTGTGGACCTGTCGCAACTGCAAAAAGAATACAACGGGTTGCGTTCAGAGATTGCTGAAGCTGGTCGCCGTATGGCTAAACCTCAACTGATTGCCCCAATGGGTTCTATTGTTCCATCTAAGCTGACGAACGAACCCGGTTTGGTCATCCAGTACAAGCCAGGTATGGCACCGCCTCAACCGTTGCCCCTGTCGCCACTGCCCCAGTATTACTTGGACCAGCAGGACCGTGTGTTGAATGACTGGATTGATATTTCTGGGGAACGTGAAGTGTCTCGCGGATCCACGCCTCCTGGAGTTACTTCGGGTACAGCTATCTCGTATTTGCAGGAAGCATCCAACCAATACTTGACTCCTCAGTTCCAAAGCATTGAGGCTGGTGTGGAAAAGATTGCTACACAAACTATCGAATTGTTTGTGCAGTATGTTGACTTGCCCCGCAAGATTCGTACTATTGGTGCCGATGGTGCTTTCGACACAATGCTTTTGAAGGGTGCCGATGTTGCTTCGGGTACTGACATTCGCATCGAACCTGGTTCGTCTTACGCAAAATCTAAGGCCGCTCAGGAAGCCCGTGTAATGGACATGTTCTCTGTCGGTATCATTGACCAGCCAGCTGCGGCTCGTATGCTGGAAATTGGTGGCGTGCAAAAGATTATGGACACTTTGAATGTTGCGGAACGTAAAGCTCAGCGTGAAAACATTAAGATGAAGATGCTGACTGTAGAAGATATTGACACGGCTCGTATGGAAGCAATGGATCAGATTATGACCCAGCTACCTCCGGAGGCTATGCAGAACGAGCAGATTATGCAGGAAATTCAGAACATGCCAGCTCCGCTCATTGTCTCTGTCGATGATTTTGACGTTCACGAAGTACATGTGGAAACTCACAACAAGTTCCGCATGTCACAAGAATACGAAATTCTCCCTGATGAAATTAAAGCTCAGTTTGAAGAACACGTTGCTGCCCACGAACAAGCTATTCAACAAAAACAGTTACAACAGTTCTTACAAATGATCCCCGGTGACGGCACAGAAGCTGGTGGTCCTCCTATGGGCGGGGACAGCATGGAGGTGCCTATCGGTGGTCCTGAAATGGGCCCAGGTGCTATGATGGCTCCTAATGGGGCTGTACCCGACATGGCCCCTGATCAAGGAGCATAACCATGGCAGATTTCGATGTAGTGGCGGATTCCACTCCTCAGATGGAGTACCGCCCGACAAGGAACTATGGACGTAAAACTATCGCTCAGCTGAAGGCGGAAATTCAAGCTATCGATGCAAGCACGTACACAAACGCTGAGGTCCTGAAAATGACCTACAACGATTTGACGTATGCAATTCACGCACTTTCCTAATAAGTGTGTGATTTACAACTAAATACAGTAAACTAAAATCCAAATGCTAGGGCCTCATTGGGAGGTACGGCGAATAAGGAGAACACGATGGACGAAACTACAGGTACAGAGATTGGCACAGAACCGGAAGTGTCGGAATCTTCAGGGCCGGTAGAGGTAACAACTGAGCAGCAACCAACCGAGGAATCGGGGGGGAATCCTGCTTGGGATTCATTGCGTTCAAAACTCGACCCTGTTAGCTTTCATAGTATTCAGGAAGACCTTAAGAACTTCGACAAAAATGCGGAATCCCGTATTTCTTCGTTGAACCAGCAACTCAAAGAGTACAACGAGTTGGGCTCACCGGAGCAGTTGCAGAATTATGCAACTATTGCTCAAAGGCTCGATACGGAACCTGAAATTATCTATAATGCTTTAGGTGAATTCCTGAAGCAGAATGGTCGGATGCCGGAAACTGAAGCAGAACTTCAGGATGCGGTAGACGAAGAGGAAGCTTTCGGGACTGAGGAAGCACCCGTTGATCCACGTCTTGCACAGCTTGAGCAACAGCAACAGCAAATGCAGGAGTTTCTTGCCCAGCAAGAACAGGTACGTGTTCAGCAGGAAGCTGACTCAGCTCTTGAACAGGAAATTGGCGAACTCAAGAAAGCACATCCAGACTTTACCGAGGATGATGTGCGGGAAGTTTTGATGCGGGCGGCGTTTCAACTTCAGAGCAGCGGCAAGGCAGGAAAACTGTCTGATGTTGCTCAAGAGTATGTCGACAAAACAGTAAACCGTATCCGCGCAGTACCGCGCCCAGGAGATTCCGCCCCAAGATTGCTTCCCACTTCGGGAGGCGTTCCCGCCGGACAGCAGGCAACACCCCTTGGAAAGATGTCGAGAAACGATGTGCAAAGTCTCATCGCCTCGTCACTTGAACAAGGTCGGTAGTTTAAAGGCTTAATCTCCTTTCAATAACGAAAGGAAACACAATGGCTGCAACACTCGCAACTATTGATTCATATCTCAAGGAGGTGTACCAGGGACGCATCCGCGAGCAGCTTAACGACGAAATCGTTGCGCTGAAGCGTATTACTCGCAGTGGCTCTGGTGTCACCAACGAAGTTGGCGGAAAGTACGTCACCTTCCCAATTCACACCCGCCGTAACAGTGGTATCGGTTCTCGTTTCGAGTCCGAAGCACTGCCTACGCCTGGTCAGCAGGGTCACGCCGCTGCCCGTGTGGGTCTGAAGTACGCATACGGTGGAGTTCAGCTCACCGGACAGGCAATCAGCCTTTCTGATTCCGACGCTAAGGCTTTTGCCAAGGCTTTGGACAACGAGGTTGAGGGTCTGAAGAACGACCTCAAGAAAGACATGAACCGTCAGGTGTACGGCTCGGGTAACGGTGCCATTGGTGTCGCTACTGGTGCTAACACTGGTGCTGTCGTTCCTGTCGCAGATGCACGTCTGTTCCAGGTTGGTATGGTCGTTGACACTCAGACGGGTACCACTGTTGACAACACCGGACTGGTTGTTGCTTCGGTGAGCCTCGCTACTGGCGCAAACACCGTTACGTTCACGACCACCCCAGGTACCGCACTTGCCTCTGCTGACATCATTGTCCGCAAGGGTTCTGGTGTTGCTGCTGCTGGTAACCGTGAACTCACTGGTCTCGCTGCAATTATCAGCGCTTCTGGCACCCTTTACAACATCGATCCTTCGGCGGAGCCTGAGTGGAAAGCTAACGTTGATTCCAACGGTGGCACCAACCGCGCACTGTCGGAAGCTTTGATGATTCAGATGACTGATGACATCCGCACCAAGGGTGGCTCCACGTCTCTGATTCTTCAGAGTCTCGGTGTTCGTCGTGCGTACTTCAACCTGTTGTCGCAGTTGCGTCAGACCGTTAACACCCAGGAATTTACTGGTGGTTTCTCTGGTCTTGCGTTCACCACTGACCGTGGCGAAATCCCTGTGGTTGCAGATGTTGACGCACCGCTGAACAAGCAGTGGTACATCAACGAAGACGCTCTCACGTATTACCGTGACGAGGACTGGCACTTCATTGACCGTGATGGGTCGATGTGGAAGCAGGTTCGTGACTCCAACGGTGACTACGACGCATACTACGCTCGCATGGTTGAATACCACGAGCTTGGTACTGACCGTCGTAACACTCACGGTTTGGTGTCTGACATCACCGAGGCCTAAACAGTCTCGCCATAATAATGGCCCGGCCCCTATAATGGGGTCGGGCCATTATTTTTTTGGAGAAAATTATGCAATTTGAAGAAGAGTTTTATCAAAACGCTTTGGACGCGGAGGCTGGTCGTTCTCTTGCGGATTACAAGCACGAGTTTTTTCGCCGCAACATAAACGGTTACGAGGTTGTCCGGTTTAGTACAGACACGAATGGTGCAAATGATCCTGGTGAGTTGGGTTGGGATACCGAGTTTGAAACTTTGTCAATTGTTTTGGATGATGCTGTTACGTTGCAAGTGGGCCAAGAGCATTTAATTCGTGTAAAGAACGCTTCTGGGTCTGTCGCTATTCCTAAGGGTCGGGCTGTAATATTTGCGGGCGCTACGGGGGACACTGTTACTGTTTCTCCTGCGGTGTCGGATGGTTCTGTAAACCACGAGTATTTGATTGGTATTACGGCAGAAGAAATCCCCTCTGACGGGTTTGGTTTTACAACCCAGTATGGTTTTGTGAGTCAGATTAAGACTAATTATGCTGGCTGGGCTTTGGGTACTTTGTTGTATGTGGACCCTGCAAATCCTGGTCAATTAACTCATGTGGAGCCGACAGCTCCTGCGTGGCGTAAACCGATTGCGGCTGTGACTCGTTTGCAGGCTAATTCTGGGCGCATTTTGGTGCGTACTGCTACTGGTGAAACTTTAAACGAGTTACATAACATTGATATAACGACACCTCTTGCGGGTCAGGTTTTGAAATATAACGCTGTGTCTGGGGTGTGGGAGAATGGTTCTGCGGCTGTTGAGGGTCCTGTGACATGGGGACAACTAGCGGGCGTATAAGCTAAACTAACAAATATGGAAACTTTTCTAGGACAATCAGCAAACGTATTCAACTCCGACCTTGGCGAGTTCGTCAATGACGATCATGTGCATTTCGCACAAGTTTTGCAGGATTTGAAACCAACTTATTCGTTGGTTTATATCCCGCAAAAAGATAGAACTACTCCTGAGGAGAAACAAAAACCTTGGGCTATTTTGGATAAGCCGGATAACATGCCCGAGTATATTGTGCGTTATATGTCGGAAGCTGACATGAAAGAACCCCACAAAGTCCTGGCATGGCTTTTCGATGGCGATGTTGTACGTCACGGTGCAGATAACGTTTTGAAACGTATTGAGGCTGAAGAAAATGCTAAAAAACTATTAGACTATAAGAGACAAGAGGACGATTTAGAGGATAGACTCGACCATATAGAATTTCTTGCGAGCGGGGGACGGAACAAGCTCCACACGGTTACCCACAACGGGAGAAAGTTTGAGCGATGAGTTATAGTTCCCCCACTAAAACTGTAGGTGACGTATACAACGTTGTTAAACGTATTTTCGGTGACGAATCTGGCGTCCAATTAACTAACGCTGATATTGTGCGTTGGATTAACGAAGCACAAGTTGACATTTCTAAACAAAACCAAGTTTTGCAGACGACAGCTACGGTGGCTGTTACTTCCGGTACCGCAACTTACGCCCTGACTTCTGTTACCCCCAAAATCGATTCTATTGCTTCTCTTCTGCTCGATGGTCGCCGGGTAGGAAATATCCCCATTTCGCAAGCTGAAGAAAGCATCTCACTTGCAGATCCTTTAGGTACCGAGACAGGCTCCCCACAGTTCTGGTATGCGTGGGGTGGGGACATCACATTCTGGCCTGTACCCAACAAAGACTACACAATGCTCATCCGTTACATTGCGCAACCAGCAGATGTCACCGCTACCACCACAGATGTTCTGTCGTTGCCTGACGAAACCTTCACAGACATTGTGAACTTTGTGCTAATGAAAGCCTACGAAATGGACGAAAACCCTCAAATGATGGCTGTGAAACAAGCCGAATACAGCGCCAGTGTTGCAGAACGAGGCGAAACAGAACGACTTGCTGCCACCATGACATACGAAACAAACATCACATTCGAGCTTAACTAGGAGCCACTATGCCAGGTGAGCCGATACAGGTAGGCCCATTCGTTGGAGGGCTCAACACATTCAGTGACCCAACCGCCATCGCAGACAACGAACTAACAGTATGCGAAAACTTTGAACTAGACCTTGACGGGTCCCTAAAATCACGCCCACCCATCGAAGATTTAGGCATCGATTTTCCACTTGGGACCACAGGGGACATGGAGTTCTTGGGGATTTTTCAGGTGTCCGAAACTGTGTCGTATTTGTTAGCCAGCGACAATGATTCTAAAACATATTATTTTAATGGTACTGCTTGGGTTTTGATTACAAATACTATTGCGGCTGCCGGATTTGTACAATTTGATGATAAGGCTTGGTTGACCGCCCATGTTGGTTCGGCTAACCCTGGCGGGTATTGGACGCCTTCTGGTGGTTTTGTTGCCGACAGTAACATGCCGGAGGGCGATGTTATTGTGTCGTTTAAAGGTAGGTTGTGGGTTGCCGAGGGTAAAGACAGCACAAACCAGGGTACAAGACTGTACCGTTCCCGCACTGTAGCTGACCCTACGCTGTGGCAAGTAACTAACGACTTTGTTGATATTGGTACTGGTGACGGTCAAAACATTGTGCAACTTGTCGTGTACTTCAACTCTTTGCTTATTTTTCGTACAAATTCTGTGTACGGGCTGCAATACACATCAGATCCGGCAGCAGCCACCGTGTCACTGATTCTTCCGACAGTTGGTTTGAACTCGCGGTACGCGATTACCCAGTTCGAGTCCTACATTTATTTTATGTATGACGAGAAAGCTTACGAGTTTACTAACAGTAGGGCAGCTCAGATCAACGTTAAAACACCTTTTGAGGCTACGACTACGACAGGTGTTCACAACAATTATTCTGTGTCTGAGTTTAATAAGCGCATCATTTTTACGTATTTTGACCAAATGTTTGTGTACAGTTTGCAGACTCGTTCGTGGACTAAATGGAACTCAACCACTTATGGAACTTTGTGCAAGATGGCTTACCGCAACAATACGGAAGATAAATCCATTGTTTTGACCCACTCCAACATTGCTGTACCTTTGGGCGGTACCCGTGTGGCACCGTTGCTTCAGATTACTGACGAATACACGGATGTGGCGGAGACCATGGTGTGTAACATTCAGACAAAGAACTTTAACTACCAGGCTAGTGGTATTTACAAACGCCTGTTTTGGTGGGGTTTGGATGCCCGGTTTAAGGGTACTGTCGTAGGAACTGCGGTGCCGATTACTCAAACGTTTACTGTGTCGTGGCAGACACTTCTTGACACAAGTACGTGGGCCACAATGCTTGGGTTTACGTGGCAGAGTCCCACGGCAGGCAGTGGTGAAGTAGAAACCTCGGTTACGGAAACAGCTCTCACGTTCCGTCGCATCTTTGTTAAATTCTTGAAGAGCCTCCGGTTCCGACAGATTTATTACAAAGTGTCGTTTACTACTACCGGAGTTCAAGCTGATTCACCTGTTAGACTATTCTCATTAACAACTTACGTTAATGCTAAGCAAACAGTGTCTAAGGAAATTACGTAATGCGTAATATGCGATCTCAGTTTAGTTCCGCCCCTAAAGCTGGTGGTGGTTTTAATCCGTATGCCGCGGGTAAGAAGCATTATGGGAGTGGACGTCCTATGCCCACTGTTGGTAGAGTATCTGATAGGGCGGGTTACAAGGAACGCGATGTTAAAGCTGCTGCTAGGCGGGATGCTTTAATGAGGAGAATTTAACCATGTATAGAGACCAGTCGAGTATGGGTAACCGTCTTGCTCCGCAGAAGGATGCTAAGTTGGCTGACGAAGAAATGAAGCGTAAGGCTCGTGAGCGGGCTATGATGAACCGTTTGTCCGGCAAGCCTGGTATGGCGTCTTCTTAGGAGTTATTATGCCTGGTCCTATGAGAAAAAATCCGCGTCCTACGCCTATTCCGGCTAAGATCGGTGGCGACATTCCTTCTCCACGACAGAAGGGGGACGGGAATGTTCGTAGACCTTCTAGTGCTGGTGGTGACCGCGATGCGATGATGCGTGCTTACATGGTTGCTATGCAAAATGCTGTTCCCCAGGAGCCTACTTTTAGTGACATTCCTAATATGACGCCGGAACAAATTGCTCCCTATAATAAGCCTGCTATGGATATTAATGATGCGTTTTTTGGTCCTGACCGTAAACGTCTTGATATTGTGGAGATGCTTTCTAATTTGTTTGGGGGCAAATAATGGCTACAGTGATGAATCCTCGTCAAGCTGATGAAACTTACGCTAGGAGAGTAGCCTCCGGGTCAAAAATATCTAACCCCCGTCAAGCTGAATTAGCTCAGACTTATACAAATAGGGGAATTGGAAGCGTTCAGCAAGGAAGTTTTGTAAGAAACCCAGGCTACGAACTTAAAAAGCCTACGCCCCCTCCTAGCGGAGGAAACGGAGGAAACACTGGAAACACTGGAAACACTGGAAACACCACAGCCCCCACACGGCAAAGAGCAGCTGTCGGACCCTGGCAAGACGCAGCCTATAACGCACAAATTGCGTCCATCGAACGAGCACTCCAAGACTACGAAACAGGTGCCACAACACGTGGAGAACGCTACGGAATCGACTACGGCACCGGCCTACAAAAACTAGGGTACCGCCCACAAGAAGGCTTCAACGCTATCGACATACAATCAATCTTTGAGCCCGCCGCCGCAGCTAAAGCAGCGCCCATGGCACTGTCGTCAGGAGAAGCCCCAGCAGGCGTTGGAATACGAGGACAATTCGACATTGAAGGACAGTACGACCCTTACAGTGCCGCAGCTCAAGGTACCCGTTCCCGTCGTGACGATTTTGCGGCCCGTGGAACATTGCGTTCTTCAGACTTCGCTAAAAACTTCGGTGAGTTTCAGCAACGACTTAACGAGCAACTTCAGGCGATGGAAACTGGTCGCGGGAGGTTTGCGGAAGACTTAGCTACCGATGTTGCCCAGCAGAGAGCTTCCGCTAATGAACGTAGGCAGTCGGCTCAACGGGACGCTCAGAACCGAGCTATTATGCGTGCTATTCAAGAATCGGGGTTCTAAATGAGTGATCCTAACAACACTGTTAAAGTAACTAAAGACGACAAAAAAGACGATGGTTTTTGGAAAGCTCCCGGCAGTGACCTTCTTGCTATTGATAAATGGCTTACCGACAGGGGCCTAAAAAGTACTTCTAGAGCAGGTTTTGCTAAAGGTATTTCTAGTCTTTTTGCTGGCGAACCAGCTCCTACCAGACCAGAGTCTGATTATCGTGCCTGGTCTCTTCCTTGGCTAGCCACCGAAGGTGCTAATAGGCTTTTTACTTCCAGTCCGCGAGCATTACTTAATACAGCTGAGGACTTGGGCAGATTTGCCACGGGTGCTGACAGACTGCCCGAGCCATCTAAAAGACTCAGTTCTTACTTAATGCCTTTGCCCGCTTCAATCTCAGACACGAATAATTCTTTTGATCAATTTGATGATCAAAAAGATCGTAGGGGGATGGCAGATTTGCGTGGTCGGGCTGCTAATCAAGGTACGGGGTCTGTAACTCCATTAGCTGACCCAGCTGAAGAAACCCAGACACCTGTCGACTACCTAACAGAATATGCTTTGCAAGGCCCGGACTATGGCGCTTACCGAGATGCTATCACCGGCCAAGCTACGGACCTTAACGCTCAAATTCAGGCTATGTACAAACAGCTTGCGGCTAGTGCGGGCCAAAACGCTGAGCAAATTCAAGGAACTTACGACACCGCAATTCAAGGCATCGGCACCGGATACGACACAGCCGCTCAAAATGTCAACGATGCTTACCTGTCGGGCCAACAGCAAGCCGCAGATCAAATGGCTCGTCTCGGTATTGAAGCAGCAGCTCCCGCTATTTTGCCCACGCAGGCTTTGGCACAGGGCCAAGCTATTTCAAACCTTGAGCAAGGACGTGGTTCTGGTCTTGCCGCAGCTAACCGTTACGGCGCTACAGCTGGTGGTTTTGGTCAGCAGATGGCTCAGGTTGCACAACAGCAGGGCGTAGAACAAAACGCTTCCCTATTGAACTCTCTGCAGAATAGGTTGTCGGATTCATTCCTACGACAGGCCGAAGGAGACTACCAAGCACAGCTGGCAGCTCCTGGTTACGCCCAAGATATGTACTCGGCTAGTCAACTCGGTCAGCCAGACCCCAGACAGCAGCAAGCTCTTGCCGAATTTTATGCCGATCAACAACAACGAGCTATTGAAAACGATCTTTCAATTAGCCAGCAAAATCAGTCGCTTTATCAAAGTCTGTTGGACGCTTACGCTCCTGCTGCTGGCCCTATTGATGCGGAAACACAAGCCATTATTGACGCAGAATTTGCTAGACTAGCTCCTATAGTTATAGGTCAGCTAGAACAGTAAGGAGCTATTGTGGCGGAAAAACCACCTGCTTCTTTCAGCGACTATATTAAACAATACGAAAGCGGCCAGACTACTAAATCAGGTCTTGTTCGTGCCGAACTTACGCCCAGCACAACAGGGTCGTATAAAGCAGCTCCTGCTAACGAGGAAGATTTTCTTAGTGGTGCAATAGATTTTGTTAGTGGCCCTTTAAAAGCAATCACTAACACTGCATATAAAGCCCTTGAGATACCTGAGCAGTACGACGCTTTAAGGGAACGTAGTGCGGCGGGAGAAGATGTCAGCGCTTTTGAACAAATAGCTCCTATAGCCCGTGTAGCCGCAGCTCCCGCCACAGGGTTGTTTTCTTTCTTCACTAAAAACGAGGAAGATAAACCTTGGGGTGCGGACCTTGTGGAAAAATTTACTGACGTTGATAACAGAAACAACCCCAATTACGTAAATACTCCTAACAATGCCGACCCAATCACTAAGGGTGCCGTAGGTTTTGCTTTAGATGTAGCTCTTGACCCACTTACTTATATTCCAGGGGCTCAATACGTCAAAGCCGGTCAACTTGCTGCGCGTGCCGTAAAAGCTACTGGCAAGGTAGTTGGTCAAGGAGCCGGAAAAGTTACTGAAGCTGTAGCCAGAAAAATTGGTAACGTCCCCGATGTGACCCCCCCAGTTCAAGAACCCGTTGGTTACACACTTTCTACCCGAATTAATGGCAAACAAAAAATACAAAAATTTGCTACCCGCGAAGAAGCCGAAACAGCTTTAGGCGCTTTGAAAAAGAAGCACAACAAAGCTACTTGGAAAGAATCTGTTGCGGATCAAAAACTTGCCCCGAAAACTAACTATTCCAGCATTGAGCCCGAGTACCCGACAGCTCAAACTATTAACGCTGCTGTCGAGGATGTACCTGCGATTAAACTTACCAAAGAATCTACTAAAGCTTTGCAGGAAGCTAGGGCTAAAGGTATTTCTGCTACTGACGCTATTGCGGAAAAAGTTTCTGCTCTCGTAGCTAAGAATCCGTCTTTCGGTGGCGACGTAACTACTTTGATTAAGTCTTTGCGGAGCGCCCCAGCTAAGGTCAAAACGTCTAAGCCGATCAAGGCGTTGGCGGCAAAAGATTGGATTGCTAACCTGTCGGAGGCTGTGAAAAACGGACAGGTTGAAAACATTGCTTTGGGGACCATTAAAGTGGCAGGCCAACCACCTATTCCCATGAAGCAACTATCTTATGCACTTAGAGAACGAGCAAAGTACGCGGCTGCGGGCAACAAGAGCATGGTTGCGGCTATTGACAACCAGTTGTTGAAAAAGCATTTTGATAGTTACAAAGCTTTGCTGGCTAACGGTAACGAAGCTGATTTGTTAGGTAACCCGTTAACTAAGGGAACCCCAGAAGAAGTACTTAAAGAGGCCGCGGTAACAACTATGTTGGACAAGTTGCTTAAAAGTAAGTCTCAGGCTGCTGCTAGGGTTAGGTCTTTGTTTACCCCCGCAGTGTTTGAGGACCTTAAGAAAATGGATCCGGAAGAGTTTGATGTTTTCTTGGATTCTTTGCAGAGCATTATTAAATCCAACGGTATAGCTAGTGCTTTTGGTCCTATGTCTAGTAGCCCAGGGGCTAGAGCGGCACTGTCGGTGTTCGACATTACCCCTGAAATGTACGATGACGCTATTCAGCTGACTAAACTTAATGTGGAAAGCACTGTAGCTAACGGTGTTACAAGCGTGTCCGAGAACATTAGAAGTATTCCTGAGAACGGTCTTTTAATTGAAACTTTGCGGGCAAACTTAGAGGCGGCTGGGTTCACGGCGGAAAACATAGATTTTGCAATTTTACGTGTATCCGAGTCTTTGAACGAAGCTATTATTAAAAACTTTGACCCAGAATTTTTGGACGATATTTATAGGTTTATTAGCGACGACGGAACTTTAAGAACGGAAGAACTATTTGGTTCGGGTATCGGTAAACACCCTAATGCTTTCAACACGCATACTCAGTGGGATTTCTTTAACATTTTGTCGAAGAAACTTACAGAAGATTTTACTGGCGTTATTGCTCAGCGGGTAGGTAAGAATAAAGGATCTGTGTACTTGGGGGTAGAGTTAGCCCGGCAAAAAGAGTTGTTTATTATCCCTGCCATGAAAACTATGGAAGATTTCTTGGAGCTTAAGGGTGTGCCGCTTACGATGGACTGGAAGGGCGAAATCAGGCTTCTAAAGTTTACTGATGTTTACGATGCGCTTAGGTCAGTGTTTAGTGGGGCCAAAGAGTCTGACTGGTTACGTCTAGTCTTGTTTAATGGGAACACTGGTGCGGCTCCTACCAAAATTATGGACGCAGTAATGGAGGCTATGCGGGGAGCTGACGCCGACACAGTGTTTAAAGAACTCACTAGCAATAATCGTCGTAACATTTGGGTAGACTCCGGTGACGTAAAAATGGCTGAGCTTGCGGCTGTCCGAGAAGATGAAACTATTTTTAACTGGCTTTCTGGCGATCCGGTAGAAGGTATTTTTGGTTACCGAGCGGGTACGGGAGAACCTAAATCTAGCCTTATGCCGGGTAAAAGGGCGGTTAAATATGATGACTTACCTGCTTATTTAAAAACTGGGTTTTCTCGGCCTAAAGACGACGCATATTATTTTCTGTGGGACAACAAAGTTGCCGCAGCAAAACTTGCTGAAGCTTTACACGCAAGCGCTCCAGCATTAGCAAAACTGGACAACGCTAGGGCCACTGAGTGGGCGGCTAGGGGTGTGTCGGATTACAAGACCATGAGCCCTCTAGTAGCTGGTCAAATTATTGCAGCCGCTAAAACACCCGAACTTGCCGGACAAGCTATTAGGTTGGCGGCTAACCCAGGCAAAATTGTGGCAGAGTTTTCAGCTGGGATGAACGCAACACAGCTAGGTTCGGGGCTAACCTCAGCTGCTATTACTCAGGGCATAACCCCGGCAGTGCAACGTACAGCTTCTCACATGATTAGCATTTCCAAAGCGGTGGAGACTGGAGATCCAGCTAAGGTTACTACTGCGTACAGAAGCTTTATTGAAGAGGCCCGTAAAACTGGTATTGAAGATTTGGAAAAAATTAAAGAATACATAAAAGGGTCTGACGAGTTTAACTATAGTTCTTTGGACGACGCAACCAGGGCTGAGTTTGATGACATGGTTGACGAGCTGTATTACGACTTATCCAAAAGTTTAAATACTAAAACTCCTAACGGAGAAGCATCTATTATGAGTACTCTTAGGGCTATTCTTGACCCCCTTCGACAGGCTTTTACTCCTGATTTTAAAATGCGTCCTGAGGAGTTTTTGTGGGCGGCCCGCGAAGAACGCAAATCTAACATGTTTGTGCGCCAATTTATGGCTAAGCGCATGCAGCCCCTTAATGCTTTGGCGGCTGACCCGCGATTTAAAGCATTGTTGGATGGTAAAACTACTGTGTTCCAGCAGGCTATCCGTAACATTCAGGAAGGTGTTAAAGGAACAGGTGTTGTCGGAGAGGCTCAGGCGGCACTTGAGGGTCACTTAGCCTTCTTGGTTAACATCGGTAAAAGCGGTAATGATTCTATTCTTGCTAGTCCATTTGGCAGGGCGGGAATTGGCCTAAGGGACCTTAACGAAAAGTTTCGTAGTTATCAAGTGCTTGGCGGGCCGTCAGAAGATCTTATCGATATTGCGGATGCTATTGCTACAAGCCAAGCTTCCGGCGGTAAAATTAGTGTGTTCCAGGCTGGTATTGACCAGTGGAAAACGTGGGATATTCAAAACCCGTTGGAGTTTATTGGACGCATGAACGCGGCAGCTGTGCGTATAGCCGCCGACACAAGCTTTGTGCGTAACTTTACAGAAGAGGCTTCGGTTAAGGGCTTAGCATCAACCAAGCCTGGTAACGGGTTTGTAAAGGTTGTGTCCACTGGCGATTCTTATTTTGGCGACATGTTCCCTAAAGATACTTATTTTCACCCAGACGTAGCTGAGGTTTTACACGCTATTGATGTAAAGTCTCGCGCTAGTAAAAATCTACAGGGTGAATTTGGGGCGTTTATTAATAAGACTTTGGACCCAATTCTCGGTGAGTGGAAGTACGCTATCACATTGATTCGTCCGGGCCACCACTTCCGTAACCTATTTGGGGACTTGTCGATGACATACTTTGCGGAAGGTGTCCGAAACTTCAGACGTTCTTCGACAGATGCTTTCCGTTTAATGAGTATGACAAACGATTACACAGACGTAGACATTATCCGCACTTTAAATAATCTCGAAGTCACTATTCCCAAGGGTTCCGAAACAATGATCAGCGGAAAACTGGCTGGTAATAAGATTAAACTTACGGCTAGTGATGTTCTTGTAGCCGCTAAGGAACGCGGTCTTATGCTTCCCGCTCAAGTTGTTGAGGATTTGTTTGATGCAGAAATTAAAAACAGTCCTATAGCTAAACTTGCTCGTGGTGTAAGCACTGGGGCTACTTTAGGTATGGCAAAACGTGGTGGTGGCGCAGAACGATTCTTCTCCGGTATTTCTGAGTACCGGGAGCACACTGTAAAGCTTCAACATTTTGTTCAAATCATGCACAATGCTTCTGAGGGTAAAGGTATTATCACCGGGGTGGGCAAAATTGTTTACCCTAAAACAGTCGACGAAATGCTAGACATTGCGGCCCGCCGAGTTATGAAATATCACCCCGACGTAACAACCTTGACAGCCTTTGAAACAAAATATATGCGTCGTATTATTCCCTTCTATTCTTGGACTAAGCAAGCTGTTATTGCAATGGGTGAAGCTACTGTCATGGCTCCTGGCCGCGTACTGGCTATCCCCAAAGCAAGCTACAACTTAGCTATAGCAATGGGAATAGATCCTTATTCTTTGAGCGAGCCATTTCCCGCAGACCAACTATTCCCCAGCTTCCTTACCGAAGAAATGCTTGGGCCCCAGTTTGAATACGACAACAAATACTACGGTTTTAATCCAGGTATTGCTTCTGTCGACATCTACAACATGTTAGCTCCCGATCCTATTCGAGGAATTTTAGGCTCAACAAACCCCCTACTAAAGGCCCCACTTGAGGCTATTTCTGGAACCAACTTAGGTACTGGTGCTCCCATTAGGGACTTTAGTGACTGGCTTGATTCTCAAATACCTGGCGTCAACTACATTTCTAATGTCGGAGGCTACAGCGTCACAGGATCTATTGTCCGCGGCTTGAGAAGAGGAGAACTTGACCCTCAATACCAGGTAGCCGCAGGCAATAAGAGTTTCCTGGATCGTATGCTTAGCGGAGTTAACTGGTTTACAGGTGCTGGTATTCGTAGTTACAGCAGACCCAACTATATAAACTATGCTGAGATAGAACTACGTAACCGCTTAGGCGGAGAGGAAAAGAACTTCTAATGTCAATGATTGGCGACATCCAAGCACAGCAACGCAAAAATCCGATTAAGTCGGCTGAGGACTTTGCACAGGCCCAAAGACAGCCAAACACTATGAGTGGTCAGTTCATGCCGTCTTACAGCCCGGACCAAGGAAACTTAAGTGCTTTGGAGCGTGGCGCTTTGCAGACCATGCAAGAAGTAGATTTGGAAGGTCAGAGAGCTAACGAACAAGAATCTCAAATAGCAGAATTGAAGCGGGAGCAAGCGGCTAGGGAACGTTACGCAGCTCAGCAGGAAGAGTCGAACCCTTATGGCGCAGTAGATGGTGCCGGAGATGCTTACCAGTCAGACGGAAGTTTGTCTCAATCCCGACAGCAACTACTTAGTAAGACAGCTTCTTACGAGGGTAGCCCTTACAGGTTAGGTGGCAGAACCGCTCAAGGTATTGACTGTTCTGGCCTTGTTATGTCGGTGTATAACCAGCTTGGGTTCAACATTCAAAGCCACTCGGTTAGTGGCCAGGCCAACTCAATTCCGGGTGTTAAAACTTCGGTTTCTAACCTTCGCCCAGGAGATCTTGTCGTGTGGGGAGACAACAGCCACATTGCTGTGTATGCTGGTAATGGACAGATTTGGGATGCATCCAGAAGTAAGGGTACGTCTCTTAGACCGCTTTGGTCTAACCAAGTGTACGGTATTGCCGTCCGATTACCAGGAGAATAAATGAGATGACTAGCGAACAGGCATCCCAATTTCTTCTGGATTACGGCCCAATTATTTGGACCGTTTTTCTTATTGTCGGTATTCTCGCAGCTGTCGTGAAAGTGTGGCCCATTATTTCTAAGCTTGTAAAAACCATCGACATTATTGCGGAGCTGCCTGAGCGCCTCGACAGAATTGAATCACGTATGGCTAACGTGGAGCACGAAGTAAAAACAAACGGCGGGACCAGTATCAAAGACGCAGTGAAGCGTATCGAAGATCATTTAAGCAAAATATAATGTCCCCACGGCTAGGACGGTAACCGTGAGGACACTAAAGTTTATCACAGGGGTTTAGGTTGAAGAAGCCCTTTAGTTTCGAAGAAATAGTAGCCATGGTTGTAGGCATCTATATCATGGCTTTTGGCGTGGTTGCTTGGGCGCTTCACGCCGCTATGTAACGCAGCCACTGTCAGCACTTGGGCTGGTTGAAGCACAAACTTTGCCCCGACACGCCGAGCGTAGGCTTTGAGGGCCCCAATGATTTGTACAGCTACAAACCGCGAACCCGTCTGCACCATTTGTTTACCCTGTCGAAGCCGGTAATCTTCGCACACAACAATGGTTACGTTGTCAAGTTGCTCTAACTTGTCAAACAAAGCTTCCTGGTTTAGTGCCTCTCGTTCAATAGACTCACCTTGATCACTCCAGTAAGCAATACCTGTCGTTTCTCCGGGGTCTACGCTGATGACCATAAACTTGTGCCGTTATCTAGGCAATGAGTTTCTGCCAGCTCAGGGTCACTATCCATGTACCCGCAATGCGGGCACTCATATACCAGTATCATTTCCCGTCCTCCTGAGGAACCCAGTGATCTACCTCGACTGCAAATCGAACATCAAAGTCAATGTCACCTGTTACGGCATTTACATTTTCCATTGTTGTTCGTATCTTCTCCATGTATTGGGGTACTACTGATTCCTTAACCTCAAATGTAATGGAGTCGTGGACTTGAAGCAACATTCGACATTCAGGTCCTTCTAATTCCTGGAAACACTTGACCATGATACGTTCCACAATGTCCGCTGCCCCACCTTGGATGAGGCTGTTCATGGCTTTGTATGCATCGTTGCGGTGTTCAAAATGTCGATCCCTGCCTGACCAAATACGTATTTTGCCGGTCTCTTCAACTTTGGCTGTGCAACGTTCGTTTAATCTACGAAAGTTTGGGTAAGTGCTGAAATAGTTTTGCCTAATTTCTTTTGACTCTAACCTGTTAACCCCAAAAGCGTTCATTAGCCGCTGCTCGCCTGCACCGTATTGCATGGAGTAGACAAGTGTTTTTGTGTCGTGACGGGACATGCCTAATTGCTTGGACATTTCAGTGAAGATGTCACGTCCCTCGTTGAATACCTCTTTGAGTTCTTCTTCCCCAGCGTAGGCTGTTGCGAGGCGTAGTTCGAGCTGCGAGAAGTCGGCGTTGATAAGTACAAAGCCATCTTCCGCTATAAAACATTCTTTAACTTTACCGTTCCACGGTTTGTCGGATGACTTAGGAATTTGCTGCAAGTTGGGTTCGGCACACGAAAGACGCCCCGTAGCAGTCCCGTGGAGGCGATAACTACACCTTAGGCGACCATCTACATCAACCAGCTCAAGATAGGGCCTGTACGCGGCGCTGACGGCTTTCTGCCACCCCCTGAACTCTTTTATTTGCCGAGCAGCAGGGTTTTCAAGCTTTTCCAGCATCGAATCATACGCTAACATGGCCTCTTTGTCGAAACTAGGGGCACCAGTAAGTTTGCTATTCTTCACAACCGGCAACCCAAGATCATCAATAAGCAATTTTTTCATTTGCTTAGGACTTGCAGGATTAATTCCCAGCTCTTTCTGTAGTTTATCCATTTGAATTTCGCCCTTTTGTACATACTCCTGGGCAAGTTGTACATCAATACGTACACCTGTACGTTTCATCGACAAAAGGACCCGAACCAAATTCTGCTTGTGAGGCCAAATTTCGTCCGGCAAATCTTCCCACTGGCGCGTGATGCGCAACACGCCCCACAAACGCCACGTCAGCTCCGCATCCACGACAGCATAAGGCCACATCTGTTCCCACGTTGTCTCGGGCCACCCAATCTTTTTTTGTTTTTCTAAAAACGGATCTTTATGTTTTCCTGAATCTTTCAAGTAGTACTGTGCTAACGAATCTAATCCCTTGTTGTATGGTTTGTTTTCGTTGATGAGGTGAGCCACAGTAGGCACATCAATAAAGTTTGTGTGCTCAACAAAGATCCCAATAGTTTCTAACGAAAGAATGTCGTACTGTGCGTTGCAGAACACTAAAGTATGGTCACCCTCCAACAAATCCTTTAGTAGTGTGTATACGTCATTCCCACAGTTTTCACCTGTCTGGTGATGGAAAGGAAAATAATGACTGTAAGGTGTTCCGTCTACGACGGTAGCGATGCTGACACCGATACATTTGTCTTCGCCATTAGCAACACTGAGGCCGGTAGTTTCAGTGTCGACAGCGATAACTAGGTTAGGTTCCCCTAACTTAGTTAAGAGAGCCAGGCTGCCTTCGTTAATGTCGTTAAATTGCAAGGTCGTTGTCCTTTGCAAACTGGTTAAAGACGTTGCCCAGATCAGTAGTAAAACTTAGGTTCTCTGGATTTCTGGTTATAGTAAACGGCTCGAACGTAGGCCCAAGCCTGTTCTTCAAGGTGTCTACTTGCAGCAGGTTTCCTTCAACAACTTTGAGGGATAGCACAAAGTCAACGTCTGTCGTGATGTAAGTCGAGCCGTACACGTCCGACAGTTCAACACCCTTTTTCTGCCCATCGTTAGCCTTCTTGCGGTTGTGGTGGATCATCAGCATCGAACACGAGTACTTACTGCGTACCACCGACAGGTAATGAATAAGGTTTTTTACTGCCTGCTCGTCGGTCAGTTCTTTGGAGCTAATCTTTTGTAACGAATCGATAACGAGGATGTCTGGCATGTAATCATTCATTATCTGATCAAAGAAGATCTGACCCTCCGGGCTATCCAAGTTGATGGGAGTACCAAACGGTGCAACCAAAAAGTTGCGGTTCAGTGTGTTCTTGTCGGGGTAAGCCTGCCCAATCGTCGCCATAAAATGATTCAACGGAGCAGCTGACATCTCCAACGACAGAAACATAACCTTCTTACTACCGGCAACGTTGTCCCAGGTAAGAAACTTCTTCTCCCCTAAAGCCATGTGAGCGGCGAGGGCGATAGAAAGCTGTGTCTTACCTGTACCTGGGTAGCCTGTGATCAAACCGAAGCCCCCCTGGGCTAGGAGCCCGCTGAGTATCCACTCAATCTTAAACTCAGCCTCAACAAAATCCTGGTAACCATAAATAAGTTTCGACTCCCCCATCACAGGTGCCGTCTGGTTAGCAGAATTGATCATCTTAGTCAGATCGATGTTGTCTAAAGAGTTGTAACCATGCTTCTGTCGAGCCCTATTGACAAAATCTGTGACACGACGCTCACGGTCACGACGATTCTTATACTTACCCCAACGATCATCAGCATCGTAAAGGACAGTACCTATCTGGGCATCCGTCCAACCCATCTCAGCCCCGAGATGCGCCAACTCCGACATAGCAGCCGAACGATCCCTTTTAGGTGGCCCCTGAAAGTATTTGGCATCCCTACCAAACTTCTCCATAATCTCGGGGGTCCACTTAGCTAATGTTCTAACATCCTCCAGCGAGGGTAAATCTCCTAGCAGTAAGTCAGTGCTAACAATCTTTCGAGCCGATGGTACTTGAGCAAAGTCTTCAATGCTATATTTTGCGGTCACCTTATCGCCTTCCTACTAAGCAGCTTGCGCTCGTTATAGGTAAGGCCGCCCCATATGCCTTGAGACTCATTAGCCTCCAACGCATACTCTAAACACTTAAATTTAATTGGGCAGTCATCGCACAGTTTCTTTGAGTTTCTTATCTTCTCTCGGCCCAAAGTATCTTGCTCGTCAATAAAAAACATGTCAGGTGCGTTCTCGCAAGGAGAACCACCAATAGTTGATAAGTCTCTTGTTATCTCAGCGTATAGTTCAAATGATCTTTTTGTCTGTTGCATAATCTTCTTCGTCCTCACGGTCCCAGTTTTTAATAATCACAGGCATATTGCGTTTGTGATTAGTAGTACGAATTGGTCTGAGTATTTGATCCGCATCCCAGCCAGACGTATCCGCGTGCATTACATAAGCAATAGCCCTGTTTCTATCTTCCAGCACTTCAATGTTGTCAATAAACTTATCAAGCTTCCAATAGCAGTGCTCATGCTTTTCTATTGAAGACTGCACAATCAAAGTAGGAGGAGGCACCCAGATCTGTCCCTCTAAGGCCTCCTGAGGCCACTCCTCCGGCGCGTTACCGTCAAAGTCAACCCACAGCACATGGCTACCCAGCACGTTCTCTTTAGCAGGATTAGCCGCCTTGAATAACGCAGGAGAATAAAACACGTTCGCCTTAATAGCTGACCACTTAAGGGTGTGTCGTATCACACCTTCTCGCTGCCTCGGCCAAGCAAACATGTATGGTGTCCACTTACCTTCATGCTCGACAGGCAAATAAACAAACGTGGGATCGGATACTGTTTCGTCCTTACCCCACATGTAATTGTAAAAATCTCTTAGCTCTTTAGTCGCGTCTTCCATTGTCCGTCCTTGTTAGAGTGGTGGCCCCGGATAAAGAAGGGGAAACTCCGGGGCCACCTGTAGCTCGCAAAGCTAGTTATGCAAAAGGATTACTAGCTGCGGTCTTGCGAGCGGTCTTCTGGGCTGGCTGGGGAGCCTCAGAAGTCTTGGAAATTTTGACATTCTTGATGTTCTGGAACATTCTACCAGCGTTCTTTCCCTTGCCCGCACTGGAGTACAACTGCAATGTTCCGCGAAGTCCGATCAAATCGTCACGGTCTACGTCGTTGACTGCTGCGCGGTCAACACCAAGGTCCATGAGTCGTGCCACATAGTAGCCCAACTTCTGACGTTCACGGTCAGTCATGTTCTCTGGGTCCTGGGGTAGCTCGAACAACTCGCTCTGCTTCTTTCCCTCGTCCCCAATCAAGTACTCGACAATGACCCATGAACGGTCAGGGAAAGCCTGGCTACCCTGCTTCACGTACACGTCACCTAGTTCGTACTCGTAGATACCATCTTCGAGATCGTACGATGGTGTTTCAACTTCAGATGTGTCAATTCCGTACTCATCTAACAGTCCCATTATTCTTGTTACCTTTCAGTTATCAGTTAGTTTCGCCAACAAATGCGGGCTCATCATCTTCAACGTATGCTTCAGAGACGGGCACGCCTTCATCAGGCAGTTCATCCGAGGCCAGTTCTTTGGCTTCGGCTACCACACCACTGGATACGTCGTTCAACCAATCAGTGATTACTTGGACGAACTCTCCTGGTGTGGAGCTTAGTGGGAGACCACCGATGCGGCTTTTGGCATCAACCAAGGCGCTCGGGTGGGATTGTATAAGACGGTCATACGACACATTCTTACCGGCACCCTTGATCTCGTTGGTTAGGTGGGCAGTCAAGTGCATAAGCTTTTGTAGCCCATCGTTGTTCTTTGGGGTGAAGCCTGGCTTGATTACCTTGACCTTACGGTGGTCAACAACTTCACGCTCATGTGCTACGAGTATGACGTGTACCCCCGGAAGGTTTTGGAACATCTCGACAGCTTTACGACACGCATCACCAAGCGGTTTGTACAACCTGGCATCGAGTGCTTCTGTCGGGATTTCGTCACTACGGGCACCCACATCCTCGCGGTGCAGGTCGTCCAATAGCATGTCAGCTGCTGTGGAAAACTCGTCAATGACGACAGCTCCCACTTTGTCAAAGCCCTTCTCGCCCTTAGCAATCGCATTAGCAATCACCGCGAAGTCTGAAAAGTTCTGATAGTTCATACGCACAACATCGTTGACCATTCCGTCGTGGTTCTCCAAAGAGACCCAGCCTTCTTTGGTATCGATGTATAGCACTTTTTGTTTTGGTTTGATTATGTTACGTGCAAGGCCGACAGCCAGAACGGTTTTGCCACTACCCGGCTTGCCATAAAGCATTGCCATTAGGTTTTTGTTGACTTTTTCCGTACCCAGGTCCGTCATCCGGCCCACTATTTCATCAAGGCGATTGTTCATTTTGTTTCCTTATCTGGCGACGCTACAAATTGTTTGCGTTCGCGTATCTTGTACTCAGTTTTCTTCATCAGTTCAACGTTGCCGCCAACTAACTCTGTGGAACAAATGTCCCGGAACGAGCAGGACTGGCACACCATCTTGTTGGCTGTGCGGTAGGCCCGCTTCTCTTGATCTTCAATGCTTAGTTCTTTCAATGCTTGTATCTCAGCTGCCACCCCAAGCTGCTCCATGAACGTGTTTAGTACACGATCAGTGTTTGGCTTGAGGATCATGTAGTAGCTCATCGAATCCGATGTGGGTTCTTTAAGCTTCCTTGTACGTAGCATGTTGTAGGCACCGTAACTTATTTCATACTTGAGTGCTCGCAACGCGCCGATGTACTTAGGAATCTGTGGTTGTAGGTCTGTTTGCTCTGGTGTGTAAAAGTCGTACACAAACTTGTGATCTACAACAACGAAAGCACCACTAGGGTCTTGGACAATGAGGTCCACAACAAACGGGTAAGCGCTTTCAGTTTCTTCGTCATACACCAAACTAAACTCTTGCTCTACAGCCATGATTCTCCATCCGTTACGGACAAGGAATTCGTTTTCAAAGTAACCCCAGTCTTCGTGGAAAAGAATGTCGTGCAGCGTAGCCCTACGATCAGCATCTTTGTAGCCTTCAGCAATAATCTCTTCGTACCTAGCTTTGGCCGCATCTAACGCAGTATCAAAAGCTTGGAGTTGCTCTTGAGGAGTTTCACCGTTATTGATGATTGTTCCGTAAAACGTCTCCAATACCGCGTGACCTGCTGTACCTGTCGCCAGGCTTGCGCTTTTGTTTACACGCTCCAGGCTAAGCCCGTAGCCATAGTAATGCTTCCTACGACAGAGCAGGTAGTTGTCTACTTCTGAATGGCTGACACTAGGCATCGAGCGCATCCGTCCTGTTGCTGTAGCTGTACTCAAGTTCTTGCACTAGCTCGGCATAACGACAGAACAAATCAAATGTGTCTGTTACATCATCCAAAGCTCTGTGTACTGTTGGGCGCTGCTTCTCTCCGTAAGAATAAAAACCTTGCGAATCAAAAAACATTTTTAATGTGCTGACGTCCATGTGCCTGTGGCTGAGCTTACGATCAAGGCGTGGCATCCAATTACGGATGAATCCGTGATCGAAGTGAACACTTGCCCCAGCTAGGGTAAGCAATCCCTCGGGGTAATGTTTGTTGATGTCTTCAAGTATTTGATCTTCAGCATCTTCAACCATTATTGTGCCAAAAGACTCCATGTCTTTCAGCAAATCGTTTTCAGTGTGCATTGTCTGCACAAACAAATCCTGCTGCATCAGCTCCCAAGCAACTTTGTCAGGAGTAATGAGCACAGATTGTGCGTCAGTTACATGAACATGGTGCTCTGAAAGGAACCAGCCAACTTCAATAATGCGATCATTGTCTGGGTCTAATCCAGTTGTTTCAAGGTCAATCCATAAATACATTTTCATACCGTCCTTTCATCAGTGATGGTAGCGTACCATTTATTCCGTGTCAACATTAACGAGCAACTTATTTTTAGTTGACCAATAATGTTCGTTTTCTTTTATTTCCTCGGCAGTTGCTTTAGTCTCACTGTCGTGATCTTTGTAATCTTGCAATGGTAAAAATGGTTCGTCGGCTGGTGGCCTCTCACCATAATAAGGATTGTTTAGGGCGTGCCATCTGTTATGGCACTTAGAACAAATACGGTGTACGTTGTCGGGAGCATTGTTGATGACGTTCTTGTCAGGCCCATGATGGCGGTCACCCTTGTCGGGGCCTTTGCTTGGCTGAATAATGTTGCCATCACAACCGATGATCGGCTCAACGCCACCCCCCGCATACTTTAGTCCGGCCCACTCACACTTCATATCTTTGAAAATAGGGTACATCATGGCAGCTCGCTTACGACCTGTCGACACAATGTCAGTGATCTCCGAGGGCTCAGACATGGGCCTTCCGACACCGCGCTTCTCTACCTCAACTATGGTGTAGTCGTCTTGGTGAGGCTCATACAACTTAAAGTTGATGTCGATCCACAGCTCGTCGCTCACAGTATTTCTCCCGTCCTCATTGCTTCACCAAGGCTCTCAGCTGTCATCTCAGCCGACTCATCCACCATTGTATCCTGGAACGCCGACACCATCTGTTCCTTACGATGAATAGTATTCGCCATCCACGTATCGATACTTGCAGGTATGCGATAAATGTATACGTCGTTCTCTAACGCCTGACCGATACGATCCGTTCTCGCGTAGGCTTGGTCGCGTTTCCCTGGATTCCACTCCTCGTCGATAATGTGCGTCGCACTTGCAGAAGTCAGATTCAAACCCGTCCCACCCGTCTTGTAGTTGCATAAGATAATGTCCCATTTCGGTACTTCTCCCTTCGCTTCGTAAAAGTTATTCTTTATCTCATCTCGCAGCTTACGTGGTGTTGCACCCGTCAGCACAGCCACACGTAACCCGTTCTCCTCCAGTATGTCCTTGAACCCGTCAAGTGCCGTACTGAACTGGCTAAACACTACCTGTCGCCTACCCTCAGCGTGTATAGCAAGTATGTGCTCCAGCGCAACGTCGAGCTTCGCTGACTCCCGCACTTCATTCCCGACAGAGAATATAACGTTCCCCTCGGTATCCTTCAACTCAATACCAGCAGGCCACACATTAGCCTGTCGCTTGCGTGTAATCAGCGCAATCAGGTGCATGATCGTCATCGACTCGCCACTATCCAGCATGATTTGCGCACGTTCCGACAGTTGCCGCACAATCTTGTATTGCTTCTTGTAAGCCTCTGGATCAAGGTCAACACGAACAATGTGTTTCCGCTGTGTCGGCAACACAATCCCCGCATCTTCCCGGCTACGAGCAATAAACCTACCCTCAATCAGAGGACGTAAGTTGTCCAGCTGACCATCACGAAACTCCATTTTCCCCGAATGATAATTTTGTATACAAAATGTCTCCAAAAATTGTGTTTTCCGAGCAAACAACATCGGATCACACAGATGCAGCAACGCATAAATGTCAAGAGGACTATTCAAAATAGGTGTGCCAGTAGTAAAACAGACGTTCTTCATGCTTTTAGTCGACAGCCACTCATCGAGCTTGTAAGCGTACCTAACAGGGGTAAGTTCCCCTTTGGTCCAACCACACCCAGGACATGGTTTTACCTTCTTGTCGGTCCCATACAAGCCCTTGATGTGGCCTTTGCAGCTAGGACACACGTTGTCCACCTTCGCCAACATGTCAACGTACCTAAAATTGCTGCTGCTTGTGTTCTTCAGGTTATGCGCCTCGTCCACAATCATCGTGTCAATGCGCCAATCCATCAACTTCGCCAACAAATCCTTATCTTTACGCCAAATCTCAAAATTGAGCACGACAACAGCATCCTCGGCCTTCAGGATTTTATCCAT